CCCGCACCGCCCGTAGGAGTAAACACGGATTCAGCAGGTGCACCTGCACCGACGGGGACTGTTATGATGATGCGTAATGCAAAATACAAAACTGCTAGCCCTGTTATTAAGATTTCTAAATCTATTATAAAAAATATTTGGGATCAAACTGCGGACATGGGTTATGAAAAATTAAATGTATTCAACACAGTTAATTTAGAAGTATTGACTCTTGCACCAGTTAGATCAGATACTAATTCAGGACCAGTCAGTGGGGATAAAATATTAACAGTATATTCAATGGGACAGATTACTGGACCATACGGTACTGCTGATAATACATATGCTACTGCCGATGCTAATCCAGAAGCACCCGGCTTTACTGGTACGATTAGTACAGAGATGGATTGGCGAGCAGATTGTGATCCGGCGTTTCAGTTTATTGCACGTAGTAGTCCTCGTAGTTTTGGATACACATATGGATATTTAACAGGCGATGCTCAAGCACCAAATGGATTCCCGACTGGGGCAGGTATAAGTTTCCCGCAAAATCCACAAGTCGGAGATTACTTCTTACGCATTGATTATTTCCCTCAATTATTATTCCGTTGGGACGGTAAATTATGGGTTAGAATTTCCCAAGATGTAAGAACTCCAACTGGATTTACTGCTGCGAATAAATCACAATTATCAAGTTTCATCAATGATAGAGCCGAAACAAAACTTACGGACGGTACATTTGTACCTCAACGGCAAGCATTGTCAACTATTTTAGGGTTGACACCAGACACATTACCACCAGTAACTTAAAGAGCATATAATGGCAGATTTTTTTTATGATAATCAGATACGCAGATTTTTAATACAGTTTGCAAAAATTTTTAGCAATTGGCAAGTGACCAAAGGAAAAGACCCCTCAGGAAATCCTATACTAGTCAGAGTTCCTATTATGTATGGTGATAGCAGCAGACAAGCTGCGACTATCATCGCTAATAATAGTGCTAGTAATACGCCAAGCGCCCCGTTAATAACATATTATATTACTGCACTAGAATACGATCAAAAAAGAACACAAAATCCTACATTTCAGGAAAGTAAAAGTATTAGGCAACGGGCTTATAATAACGAAACACAAAATTATGAAACCACGCAAGGACAAGCATTTAATGTTGATCGATTAATGCCAGTTCCATATACGTTGCGTATTTCTGTTGATTTTTGGACTACGAATTATAATCAAAAATTAGAATTGATTGAGCAATTAGGTACATTGTTCAATCCGGCATTGGAGATACAGAGTACAGACAATTTCGTTGATTGGACATCGTTGAGTGTTGTATATCAAGATGGATTGACTTTTAGTAGTAGGCAAATCCCACAAGGACAAAATAATCCAATCGATGTACTAACATGGAAATTCTATTTACCGATATGGCTTAGTACTGCTGCTAAACTAAAGAAATTTGGTACCGTTGAAAAGATATTACAAAGTATATTCACTTCTACTGTACTTTCTGATATACAAGATGACGATTTATTGGTAGGTACAAGGCAAAAAGTAACACCATATGGATACAAAATATTATTATTAGGTAATACATTACAGATATTACCACAAGCCGTTATATTTGATCCAAGTAATTTCAACTTAGATTTGCCCACCAATCCCAACACTGATGTTTATTGGGCAAGTGTATTAAATGTATACGGTACTATAAGGCCCGGTATAAGTCAAATTTGGCTACAAAATCCATTCATGGACCATGAGATTGTAGGTAATATTGTGCCTAATCCTAATGATGACAGATTACTAATCTATAACATAGATCCAGATACACTGCCACAAAACACATTAGACCCAGTTGATGGTGTTATCAATCCTCAACTAACAGGACCAAACGCAGGGTTACCCGGACCCGTGAATGGTCGTAGATATTTGTTAGTTGACAATATAGGTTCACCCGGAGATAGCACAGTAGCTTGGGGAGGATTAGTAGCGTTTGCTAATGATATTATTGAGTATAGCACCAGTGATGGTGCTTGGTTTGTCAGTTTCAATAGCTTAACTACTACCCCAATAACATTGGAATATGTAACCAATCTAACTACAAATGTTCAATATCGTTTTGTCGATGGCACTTGGATGAAGAGTTACGAAGGATGGTATCAGGCTGGGGATTATTCTATCGTCATCTAATACTGTGATAAATCATAGTATGAGCAATCAATCCGCAGGCGTTTTCTTTTATAGTATTAAAACAAATCGTTACCTATATCTATTGCGTACTGACAATAAGAATCCGGGTAATTGGGGAATTCCTGGTGGTAAGATAGAAGATGACGAAACACTGTTTGAGGGTATCACTAGAGAGTGTACGGAAGAGATTGGTATGTTTCCAGACAAAGCAAAACTAATACCTATACAGAAATTCATCAATCATACATTCACGTATCATACATTCTTTTGTGAAGTACCTGATGAGTTTGTCCCTATACTGAATGAAGAACATTGTGGTTATGCATGGGTAGGAGATAATCAATATCCTAAACCATTACATCCCGGGTTGTTTAGTACAGTAAACTTTGATGTAGTACAGGATAAATTAAAGACACTTACAAAAAAAGAGACCTAAGTCTCTTTTTTTATTTTAGCAGTGCTGATAATGTAGGGAAGCCTAAAGAGCCGATTACTATACCGGCCCCCATTAGCATCCATCGCCATTTCTCAAGTGCTGATACTTTGTTAGCTAATTCAGTATGTTCCTTGACATCTTGCTCACGCATAGATTTTAACATTTTTCTAGTTTCTTCTGCGTTAGATTCAATCATATCATGTAGTGCCTTCAGATCCACTTTAAGTTCCCCGATTTTTTCTTCGAGGCTCTTAACTTGGAACTGAAGTATAGCTATCTCAGTTTCAGGTTGCATTTTAGTAGCCTTACTTGTTGCGGTTACCATGATTATGCGCTAGCAATAGTAACTAATTCATACGGCATCGCATTAGATACATTAGCTGCTGCGGCTGCATTGAATGTTGCAAATACTGGAGCAGCATTTTGAAACACAATGTTACCTGTAGCAATTGGACCTGAAGTAGCAGTAAACAACTCACCAGTGTGGTCAGATAGACTTTGAACTGTCTGAGTAGCACTATTAGCATATGTAGCAAGAATACGCATTGAGTTTGGTGTCAATGCTGTATTAGCAACATTTGCAGTAAAGCATTGTGCTGTCAAACCACTTGTTGAACCTGTTACTAGATACTTCTGTTTACCTTTTTGACGAACAATATAACCTGCTTCATCATTTGCATAGACAAATGCTGCATTGCTAAATGCGATTGGGCAATTAGTAGTTAATACAACACGATTGTGAATTGCATTACCAGTAACGCTTGCATTAGATGTAATAGCTTGTGGGTCACCACCTTGAGTAGCAGAAACAGTAAATGCAGTTGCATTAGCTACAGTTTTAACAAAATATGTTGCACCTGCAGTTAAACCACCAAAACTTGCATCAAATGTCAACGGCATATCTAATTCTAATGTTTGAGCATTACCCGATGTTCTAATAACATTACCTGTTGCTGTTGTATTAGCAACCGCTACAGTAATATTACCGTGTGTTGCGGTTGCAAAACCAATATCTGTATAGTTAGTAGAACCATTGATGTTTGCAACAGCAACTTGAACTGCTGCGCCTGTAGCCAAATTAGCTAAATCAGTACCTACTCCAAACACGCTTGGATTAGTGTTGGCTGCTAAGTAGCTATACAATGTACCTGTTCCATTGACACCAATAGCAACTTGTGCTAGTACTTGTTTACCAATGATTGCTGTATTACCACCAACTACACTATATGTGTTACTATTTGTAGTTGGGAAACCTACGCCACCTAGTGGGTTATTGAAATATGCATCAACAACATTAAATGAAACACTAACTGAACCACCTGTTGTGTCTGTCAATGTTTGCATTACTTGTGGTTGTACACTTAATTGAGTTTGTGATACATCAAATGTAGTATTTGATAATATATTATTTACATAATAAATTGTGTTAGCTGTTAATCCACCGACGGTAGTAGCAACTATAAATGACATACCTTTAGCTATGCCTACTGTAGGGCTTGTAGTTAGATTTCCACCTGATATTGTGACGATACTGCCTGTTGCTGCTGTATCAGTAATTGTTAAGACTGCTTGAGCCTTTGCGATTTTTAGAGGGCGTCCCATTTGTTTCTCCTTGAAATATTAGTGAGTTCTAGTC